TTCTTATATTAAATTAAAGTCAAGGACTTAATCAAGCTTAAAGTTCTCCCAAGCAGAGGCTCAAGCGCCTTCTGCTCTTGGGGGTTGCCATTTCCCTTTCATAATGAGACTCAATTCTCCTTCAACGAAATTACGTTGTAATATTTTTGCAACGTCGTTGGGAGCAGTAAATGTACTTTCAGTAGTTGAACTACCGTAGTATATTTCATGAGTTTCATTAAGAATGTTGAAACCATTTCTTACCATTTTTCCTATAGTTAATAATGATTGGATCTTGTTTCGATCCTTATTAAATATAGAATCAATGTTAAGGTCTTGAATTTCATGAGCAGCGTTATGTAAAATAACACTGTCTGATAAATCTCAAGACTGCACGGTCTCTCATGACCTGCGAATGGTATTGGCTATGGCAACGAACACAGGATTATCATTTAATAGATTTTTATCCTCAACCTCAAACTTACTTAACAGTAATTTTGGATTTGAGATAATTCTATTATTGATACCTCTAACTATTTCTGCCATTCCTTGTGATAAGATTCTTTTATATTCTAAAAGAGCTACCTTTTCACCGGGTATAGGATATTCGTCATTGTTTACTAAAGTTGTAAATAAGTTTCTTAACTTATCATAACTAGAGTATCCAAAGTCAATGTCCAATGACAGAGATAGAGCTTTGACCATTATAAATTTCTTTCTACTTATATTCATCATTTTCGTAATTTTCTTACGTTTGATGAATTTAGTAAAAGGAAATTTATAATAAAGTTCACGTAACAAATCAACCAAAGAAAATTTAATAAGATAGAGGTTACCCTTTATTTTGAAATAATCATATAAAATTAAAAATACTATAAAAGGATTTTTAAAATTATTGATTATTCCCTTTAAAGGAATACCAGTAATCTCTTTCTTCTCAAACGGTTTTATTCATCTTTTAGCAAATTCATATGTATCTTTAGATACATGTGTTTTGTTCAAAGACACTTCAACACCCATTGATGTTAAAACCCGTACATATGTTTCGGCGACTTTATCGTTTTTAATGACGATATCATCACCTAACAATATATATTGGTTAAAATTATCAATACCATTTAGGAATGCACAATAGTGCACTAATAAATGATGTGTTAAAGTGAAAACAGCTCAAGAAGAGTAAGTTCCCATTGGTTGGCCTGCTGTATACTTTATCAGCATGCCTTCTGGTGTGACAAATTGTCTATTGGATAATATATAACGTCAGCTATGAGCAAAATCTTCATTGAAGATTCTGACTAATAGTCTACGTTGTAATTCAATAGGAAATCTATCAGTAGCAGAAGACAGATCTAAGGATCAAAAGCTATGCTCGTTGTCATCCCAACCATGTCACGGATCTTGAGTAAAGGTTCTGTCGCATTTATTTAATTCCGAATTCTTCAATATTTTTAAAATAATATTATGAATTGGTTTTAAATATAATTGAGTATAATAGTCAGAAATGGCTATTATTCTTAATTTAGCTTCAGGATCTTTAACAAAGCTTAAAACACCATTAGATTTAGATTTAATAGGTTTTAAGTCATTATCCCATGCATGTTTGTATGATCTACAGAAGAAATCAACACCTTCTTGATCAGTAATGTTAAATATACTTTGCATTTCTTCATAACTATATTGTAATAAGTTATGATATGCAGTCAATGTAGCTGGACCATCAGGTCCTGCCTTAGTTGACAAGTATATATTATCCTTACTGAAAGTAGGAGTAGGTCTCTTTAGGGCAAATTTCTTAACAAATTTATTGATAAAACCACCTGGTATTATATAACTTCCTTTTGGAGGTTCTACAATACTTTGGTAATTAGGTTTAACTTTTTGTCATTCTGAAAAATTTAATTTTCAAGAACGACTATAATTTAAAATTGTTAAAACAAATTTTAAATTATAAGTTGAACCTTTATCAACAAATTCTTTAAGGAACAAAAGCTTTTTAGGTCACCCATCTTTAGTTAATCCTATACTCATAGTATTAGTTAACAAAGGCTTTCCACATATGTACCTAGTACAATGTAGACGCATTTGTTTATAATACTTAATAGTATGGATTATACCTCAATCTTTGATTCATTTATAAATCATAGATATGAAGGATCTAAAGAACTTTAATTTAATATGAGGAAATACATTAAGTAAAAGTCTTCTTAAAACTTTTACGTGTAAATTACTCATATAAGTTAAAAGGTGATGCTACCTTTAGCTGTCTTAATCATTTGTTAAAATAATAAATAATTATTCTAACAAGGGTATGAAAGAATCTAAATTCTTTCACAGTAAGTTGTTGGTAAGGTTTGTTTTCACAAACGAACCTATGGACTAATTAGTTTGACTTCAAACAACAGTTCAAATCCAATAGCTTACACAACATACCCTAATCCTGCTAAGGATGGCTTACTTTTCCAAGCAACCCAGGTATAAATACCTGGACCTGAAAAAGACCTAAGAGAAAATATCTAAATTTTCTTTGATGGTATAGTTAGTACAAAAACTAACTATAGTCCTTAGGGACAGTTTACCTCTTTAGGAG